CCGGCCTCGCGGGCCAGCGCGATCAGTTCGTCGTCGGTCATTTGATCCACCCGATGAAGTGCATGACCACGATGGCCGCCAAGCTGGCACAGCAGGCCACCAGAACAATCTTGTCGGACTTGTGCATGGGCGTGTAGGGCTCGTGCAGGTTGCCTCGTTCATATGGCCCGTAGGCTTCCTCAAGGGTGCGCGGGTGCTTGCGAGTTGTTTGCATGGCTGTCTCCGTGACGTGGTAAGGTTACGCAGCTGGGGGCTGCTTCATGTTCGGGTTGAAGCCGAACTTCTTGAGGAACTGCACGGTTTCCTCATCCAGCTCGACTGCTTCAACGCCAGGCATTGACGGCTGGGCAGCAGCAAGCTGCGATTCGCAGACCTGAACCGCGCCGGCCATCAAGGCAAGGGCCATGGCGATGGTTTCGTCAATGCCCATGGAAAACTGGAACCGCAGCGGCCCTTCGCTGCAGGTGATGCTGGTCAGGGCCGGCACTTTGCCATGCGGCTCGCTGTAGAACACCTCCAGCTTTTGCAGCTTGGTCCAGTTGTTGATCGAAACTCTCATGTGACCTCCTGTGTGTTGGTGCAAGCAGTTTCACGCCGCACCAGCCAGGTCGTCCAATGAAAAAAAACTAACGCGATCCGCTTTGCGATTGGATCGTTTTTCTTGCATCTTGGCGCTCGGTCAGTACGCTATTCGGCATGGAAACGCCCAACCTCCCACTTCTGACCACCACCATCGTGCGGGCTGACGATCAGCTCATCATCACGCACATCAAGTCAGGCTTGTCGACCCAGGTGTCTGTGGGCCAGCTTGAGCGTTGGTGCCTTCGCTGGCTGCGTAGCGAGCTGTCGCAGCCCAACACTGCTGAGAGTCGAAAGGACTGATCATGCGGTTCAACGGATCGGACTACGACCACGAGCGGGACAGCCCAAGGCTTTCGGCACAGCTGGGCCGCATCTGGGAGTGCATGAAGGATCGGCAGCCGCGCACTCTGCGCGAGATTTCCGAAATCACGGGCGACCCCCAGGCGTCGATCAGCGCGCAACTCAGGCGTCTTCGCAAGCCTCGCTTCGGCGGCCACACAGTTCTCAAGACCCACCTTGGCAACGGGCTTTACGTCTACACGGTCATTCCGAAGCCGTCTAAAGAAGGCTGACCCTTGAACAACAACCAGATCAGATACCAGCGTCTTAAGAAAGCCAGGCTGCTTGGCACGCATTCCACCGAGCAATGGGAAGCGTTGAAAGCTAAGTTTGCTTACAGGTGCGTCAGATGCGGCGCGAGTGATCGCATTATTCAGCGCGACCACATCGTTCCCATCTATCAAGGTGGATCGGATGGCATTGAAAACATCCAGCCGCTTTGCCAAAGGTGCAACGCATCAAAAGGGCCTGAGACATTCAACTGGGCTGCATATCGCCTCACGCATGGCTTCCCGGAGTAACTGATGCACTACTACAAGCGCAACCTTGGCGACTACGCCAAGAAAGCAGGCAGGCTCACCATGCTGCAGCACGGTGCGTATACGCTTTTGATTGATGCGTGCTATGACCGTGAACAGTTCCCCACGCTGCAAGACGCTATTGATTGGACCTGGGCATCATCCGCTGCTGAAGTTGAGGCAGTTGAGTTCGTTCTGCGTAAGTTTTTCGCCTTGGATGGCGATCGCTTCGTGCAAAAACGCATCCAAGAGGAAATTGATGCGTACAGGGCGCTTGCTGAGACAAACTCACGCATTGCCAAAGAGCGAGAGGCAAATCGTGCTTTGAAGAAAACGCAGGCATCACGAACCGTTGACCAACCGTTCCTCATTAAACACGAAGCTACACCTAACCAAGAACCAATAACCAAGAACCATAAGAAACACTCTCCTGCGCCTGGCGGCTTGGAGGGCCGGTTTGAAAAGTTCTGGATGGCATACCCTCGCAAGGTTGGCAAGGATGCGGCGCGGAAAGCGTTTGCGAAACGCAAGCCTGACGACGAACTCCTGTCGCGTATGCTGTCAACCGTTGAGGCTCAGGTTCGATCACCCGAATGGCAGAAGGAAGGTGGCCAGTTCATCCCGCACCCTTCGACGTGGCTGAATCAAGGGCGTTGGGAGGATGTGGTGGTCTATGCCCCGGCTGATGCAGTTCGCACGACAGTGCCTGCGCGGCAAGGGCCAGACCCGAATCTGCAGCGAATCATCGAAGACCAGATGAAAGCAGTTCCGCCGCCAGCGGACGTTCGCGAAAAGCTGGCCCAGCTGCGCGGCCGCACCGATCGACCAAGCCACTGAGGATGACATGAGAACCTGCGATGACCTTGGAATCTGCCAAGACCGACCTATTCGCTGCCACGGCTGCATGCCTCCCGTGCGAGAAAGCCAAGAGCGGCCAAACGACGGGGCTGTACTCGATGCACTGTCTCGACTGCTGCGCCCGCCTCGTCCTTTCAACGCACCCGAACCGCGAATTGGCTGCGGCCATGCTCGCCGCTATCGAGAGGAATCCCGAAAGCCCGAGCCGAGCAGCCGTGTTGCGTTGCGTCAGCCAGACCCTGACGAAACCCCGCTGAGCTTTGCTGAGCGCCGTGTTGCCTTTGTCATGTCGTATCGGGGTGAGCTGTGATTAAGTTTGGATCGGTTTGCAGCGGCATTGAGGCCGCTAGTGTCGCGTGGCACCCGCTTGGTTGGCGTGCGGCTTGGCTGTCCGAAATTGAGCCGTTTCCCTGCGCCGTGCTGGCCCACCATTACCCCGACATACCAAATCTAGGCGATATGACCACGCTGCCTGCCCGAATTTTGGCCGGCGAAGTTGAAGCGCCTGACGTGTTCTGCGGTGGCACGCCCTGCCAAGCGTTTTCTGTTGCTGGACTTCGTAAATCTCTTGAAGATCATCGAGGCAACCTTTCATTGACCTTTTGCGAGATAGCAAATGCAATCGACTCAGTTCGATCTGTTCGCGGATCATCCCCATCAATCATCTTCTGGGAAAACGTACCTGGAGTGCTTAGCACCGACGACAACGCTTTCGGATGCTTTTTGGCAGGACTTGCCGGCGAAGATGATCCGCTGGAGCCGCCAGGGGGAAAATGGACGAACGCAGGTGCTGTGCTTGGACCCGCGCGCACAGTCGCGTGGCGCATCCTCGACGCCCAATATTTCGGAGTGGCCCAACGACGCCGTCGTGTGTTCGTTGTCGCAAGTGCTCGAAACGGGTTCGATCCCGCAGCGGTTCTTTTTGAGTTCGACGGCCTGCGCCGGGATACTGCGCCGAGCCGAGAAGCGGGGCAAAGCGCTGCCGCCACCCTTGATGCACGCGCTGAAGGCGGTGGCTTCCCGGGATCCGATGGAGCCTGCGGCGGGCACGTAGTCCCGGTCTGCCCGACGCTGCGCGCTGGCGGCAACCAGACCGGTGGCGACCGCCCGCCCGGCACTGATGTGGACACGGCCGATAGTCTGATCGTGCAGCCCTACGAGGTAGCGAACTGCCTGACGGCGCGAATGCACAAGGGCATCAACAGCACGCTGGACGAGGACCAGACGCCGGCAACGACGCACACCCTGCGCGGCGAGGGCTTTGACGCCAGCGAGGACGGCACGGGCCGGGGCACGCCGCTGGTGCCGGTGGTGCCCTTCGACACCACCCAGGTGACGAGCGCGGCCAACCGCAGCAACCCCAAGCCCGGCGACCCGTGCCATCCGCTGGCCGCCGGTGCACACGCGCCCACCATCGCCTTCCCGGCCAACCTGTCGGGCACCCAGCACGCCAGCACCGAGAACCTAGCGCCGGCCATGGGCGCGAAGAACCCGACGGCGGTGGCAGTAGCCCTGCGAGGCCGAGAGGGCGGCGCGACTGCCGAGCTGGGCGACGAGGTGCAGAACTGCCTGCGCGCGTCCAGCGGTGGCGGCGACAAGCCTCACGTGCTGGCGCCAGTGCACGCCATCCAAGCCGGTGCGCTGCGAGTGAATCCAGCAAGCGGCCCTGATGGCGTCGGAGTTCAAGCCGATCACGCATACACGCTGGAGGCTCGTGCCGAGGTGCAGGCGGTTCAGGCCGCCATGCAGGTGCGCCGCCTGACACCGCGCGAGTGCGAGCGCCTGCAGGGCTTCCCCGACGGCTACACCATGATCCCCTGGCGCAAAAAGCCCGCCGACCAGTGCCCTGACGGCCCCAGGTACAAGGCCCTGGGCAACTCATGGGCCGTGCCTGTAGTGCGATGGATTGGACAAAGAATTGCTGCAGAACTGAAAAGAGGTGAACTATGAGCGCAGATCGTGAACTGCTGGAGATGGCTGCCAAGGCGGCTGGAATTGCTATCGACCCGCTAGATGCGATACATGAGCCGGATCAGTGGTCTGCATGGAATCCGCTGCACATTGATGGCGATGCGCTGCGGCTGGCAGTGAAGTTGCGGCTGCATGTCAGTGTGTTTGCCGACGTAATCGGCATAGGCACACCGGGGCTTGGCTACGATGAATCAAAGTGGACTGGCGACCCCTATGCCGCCACCCGTCGAGCCATTGTCCGCGCTGCTGCTGAGATTGGCCGAGGAATGCCGTGAAGTGCGCCATCTGCAACCGCACACTGCTCAAGCCAGCATTCACCGCTGGCCGTATGAACGTGGGCCGTGTGTGTGCAGAGAAAGCTGGGCTGATCGTCCGAAAAAAGCGCGAGGCAGCACTGTTCTCGCCGCCGGCAGTGCAGCGCGATCCGTACACGCGCGATTGGGTCAATGAGGTGGCGGCATGAGCGCACAAACCCTGACCTTGCTCAACGAGGTCCACGGCCACCAAGTCATTGTCAAGACGGTTTGGCCGTGGTGCAAAGAGCAGCTTCGCGCTGGCCGCAAGGTGGTTATCGCCGCTAGGCTTGCAGAGGATGAGCTGACCGACAAGCAGCGCCGTTTTTTCCACGGCTACATCCTGAAGACCATCGCGCAGCAGGCTGCGCCGAATGGGCAGAAGTTTGACCTGAAGACATGGAAGGAATTTGCGCGAAGCGAGTTTCTTGGATTCAAAACCGTCACCACAAAGAACCCGCTCACCGGCAAGAAAATCCGGCGGCGCCAGCGGGTCAGCACGGAAGACCTTGGCGTCAAGGGCTATAGCGAATACATCGACCGCGTGGCCGCTTGGGCCGCGACCGATCTGGGCGTCGAGTTCGTTGAGGAATGGACTGACCCCGACACAGGCGAGATTTACCGGCTCAGTGACATGCGGAAGTATCGGAGGACGAAGTGAAGCGCAGCGGCTTCAAGCGCCCACTGCTGGAGCGGGTCAAGACCGTGCCAAAGCCGATCCCCGAACACCTGCGCCGCAGCGCAAGCATGGCTGTGGCCAGCGCCCACCAGGCGATCACAAAGGGAAACCCTGCCCGACATGAAGGCTACCGCCGTCTGGTCGCATTGCTGCCCTGCGCCTGCTGCGGCAGGGAAGGTCGAAGTCAGCATGCCCACGAAAACGAGGCAAAGGCCAAGGGCATGAAATTGGACGACCGACGCGCGATGCCTTTGTGCGCCGACCAGCCGGGTTCTGTCGGATGCCATACCCTTTTCGACCAGTACCGACTGATGCCTGGCGGCCGGCCAGTTCACGTTGAGCAAGGGCGCATCTGGGCGAAGCAAACCCGCCAACAAATCCTCAACCTTGGCCTCTGGCCAAAGAACCTACCTGAATGGACTGAAGACTGACATGGGACACAAGAAAATCGACTGCGGACCACCAATCGAACTCTCTGGACCGTACATCCTCAACAAGATCATGCGCCGCTGCGCCATCTGCCCCGAGTGCGGCAAGAAAACGCATTGGCTGGGGGCTCGCAACCCCAGCGGCGTCTACCCCATCAAGATCGGGCCGAAATCGCACTCGGTTCGCCGCGTGGTCTACGAGCTGTCAGGCGGCCGGCTGCGCGAAGACGGCAAGCTCATCACCACCTGCGACAATCACCGTTGCATCGACTTTGAGCAGTTGCGCCAGGTGACGATGAAGCACATCGTCCGCGAGGTCGCGCGGCAGGGGAAACTGGCGACATGGGCCACTTTGGCGAAAATCGCGGAGACAAAGCGCAAGACCCAAAGCAAGATCACCCAAGAAGCTGCACGACAGATTTTCTTGGACACCCGACCATCGCCCAAGGTCGCTGCCGAATACGGCATCAGCGACTCATACGTCAGGGCCATCCGAGCGGGGAAATCCAGGCGTGATTTCAGCCCCAGCCCATTCGCCGGGTTGGGCGCAAGGTGATCTGTTGACCGGGGCCGCATAGCGGTGCCACAATGGCCTCGCCGCCGTGATCCAGGGAATGATGCAGTTGTCTCCTGTGGCGTGGTCTGGTGAGCGGCGGCAACCCTTGATGTTGAGTTGCACCCCCGGCTGCACGAGCGCGCGGCTGGGGGTCTTTTTCAGGGGCATCACGCATGCAAACTGCCCGAATCCCATGGGGCACCTGACTGGCCGGTAGTCGGCGCAAGCGGTTTGCAGCCGTGATGACGATAGTGGAAAGCTGCAGCAAGAAATTGCTGGGACGCTAGCAGGGTTCGACGCCGTGCCGTCATCAAAACCTACCTGAAAAAATGCCCTGCAGCCCCTGCGCCAAGCGCCGCGAATGGATGCTGGCCCAGCTTGAGAAAGCCAGGGCCAGACTCAAGCGCATGACCGAGGCAAAAGCCCATGACCAAACTCAAGACCATGGGGTCAAGGCTGACCAGCCTGCCTCCGAAGACAAGGGAGCTGACGGCGGGATCGTGGCGTGACGGCAAGACTAGTGCAGAGCGGGGCTACGACTGGAAATGGCAGATCGCCAGGGGCCACTACCTCAAGGCCAATCCGTTGTGCGTCATGTGCCACGATGATGGCCGCGTGGTCCCGGCCACCGTGGTGGACCACAAGATCGCGCACCGGGGCAACAAGCAGCTGTTTTGGGATCAGTCGAACTGGCAGGCGCTGTGCAAGCCGCACCACGATTCGCACGCGCAGCGGCGGGACAACGCGGAAAAATTTTCGGCGAGATGATCTGCAGTGAAGCGGGTTTACAAAAAGCAACGCTCTGAGGCATAATGAGTTCATCGCTTGGCGGCGATTCAGAGTAAGCCCTAGCGGGCAGTCTGCACCTACTCGGTGTCCGCCAACAGCCAACCGGCTGAGACTGCCTACTAGGGCTTTTTTGTTTGGAGATTTTGTGGACTACGATGAATTCGTGCGTGCAAAACGCAGAGCAGAAGTAGCAACCGGGCACATACCTGGCGACCTGAACGAGCATCTTTTCGACTTCCAACACGCGATTGTGTCGTGGGCCGTTCGCCGTGGCCGCGCTGCGATCTTTGCCGACACCGGACTTGGTAAGACGCTAATGCAGCTTTCATGGGCTGATGAAGTGGCAAGCCATACGAACGGCAAAGTGCTGGTGCTGGCTCCGCTGGCCGTTTCCGAGCAGACCATTGAGCAAGGGTCTACTTTCGGCATTGAGGTCAAGCGCGTGCCGCATAGCGGTGTCATTGATGGCCCTGGCGTGTGGATCACGAACTATGAGCGAATGGAAGCCATCGACTTCACCGAGCTTCACGGACTGGTGCTGGATGAATCGTCCATTCTCAAGGCTCATGACGGCAAGACTCGGAGCGCCATCATCGGCAATGCTCAGGGTGTGCCCTATCGTCTGTCGTGTACTGCTACGCCTTCGCCTAACGACTTTGAGGAGCTTGGAAACCAGTGCGAGTTCCTCGGTGTCATGTCGCGCACCGAAATGCTGGCAACGTACTTTGTCAACGATACCGGCGACACCGGCACATGGCGACTGAAAGGATGGGGCGCGTCCAAGTTCTGGGAGTGGATGGGCACATGGGCTGTGGTGCTTCGCAGTCCTACCGACCTGGGTTTTGACGGTTCGCGCTATGAACTTCCGCCACTGCAATACTTTGAGCATGTGGTGGAAACCGAGGCTATCGGGGATGATCTTTTCTCTCGCCCTGCCATGGGCCTTGCCGAGCGCCGCAAAGCCCAGCGTGACAGCGTAGAACAGCGCTGCAAGGCTCTGGCCGATGTTGTCAATGCCGATCCGTCTGAGCCGTGGCTGATCTGGTGCCATTTGAACGACGAGGCCGCGCTGCTGCAATCTCTGATTCCCGGATCGGTCAACGTGCAAGGCTCCGACTCTGCCGAAAGCAAAGCGAAAAACCTGCTAGGTTTCGCGCATGGCGAGGTGCGTGTTCTTATCTCCAAGCCCAAGATTGCCGGTTTCGGCATGAACTGGCAGCACTGCGCCCGCATGGATTTTGTCGGCCTTGATGACTCTTTCGAGAAGTTCTATCAAGCTGTCCGACGTTGCTACCGATTTGGACAAAAGCGCAGCGTGGAGGTTCATCTTTTCACCGCCGAGAACGAAGGGCAGATTCTGGCTAACCTGAAGCGCAAGGAAGTCCAGCATCACGAAATGAGCGCGAACATGATCGAACACATGAAGGACATTATGAACACCGAACTGCAAGGCCAAGAAAACATCGTGGACGAATACCGCGAGGACACTTATCAAGGTGATGGCTTCACCGTCCATCTTGGCGACTGCGTGAAGTGGGCGCGGCGCATGGATGACAACAGCATCGACTACTCTGTTTTCTCCCCGCCTTTCGCTGATCTGTTTGTGTACTCCAACAGCGATCACGACATGGGCAACTGCAAAGATGACGCCGAGTTTGTCGCACAACTCAAGTTTCTGATTGCCGAACTGTTCCGAGTTCTGAAGCCCGGTCGGAATGTCTCATTCCATTGCATGAATCTGCCGACAACCAAGATGCGTCAAGGCTCTATCGGCCTGCGTGACTTCCGAGGCGACCTGATCCGCGCATTTCAGGATGCCGGGTTTATCTATCACTCCGAAGTGTGTATCTGGAAAGACCCCGTGGTTTCCATGCAGCGCACCAAGGCGCTGGGGCTGCTGCACAAGACCATCCGCGAAAACTCTACGATGAGCCGCATGGGCCTGCCTGACTACGTGGTGACGATGCGGAAGCCTGGGGAATGCGAGGAGCGCGTAAAGCATGGCGATGATCTGCCGGTGATGATGTGGCAGAAGTACGCCAGCCCGATCTGGGATGACATTGATCAAGGCCGCACCTTGAACAAGCTACCAGCCCGTGATGAGAACGATGAGAAGCACATGTGCCCTTTGCAGCTGGACGTTATCGAACGATGCATCCATCTGTGGACCAACCCCGGCGATCTGGTTTTTTCTCCGTTCACCGGCATAGGTTCCGAGGGTTACACCTCCGTCAAGATGGGGCGTCGGTTTGTCGGCACTGAGTTGAAGCCGCAGTACTACGACCTGGCCTGCCAGAACATCGAAGATGCATGCAAAGAGCAGAAGGGACTGTTTGTATGAAGCAAACGCGTTCCGACACCCGCATGGAGCGCGGCGCATATCTGGCCCGCATCCATGAGTTTGCGGCGCGTGGCATAGATTTGCCGCAATCTAAGCTGACCGACCTAGACGTCATCGACATTCGCTCTGCCAAGCGCCAGCGCGACAAACTCTTGGTGTACATCAAGGCCGAGCTTTCCAACGAGGCCCTTTGCAAGCGGTACGGTATCCACATCCGAACACTGGAGAAGGTTCTATCAAGGCAGAGCTGGTGCCACTTGCCATAAAGTCCGCCACCGAATACAACCTGATGCGCCAGATTATGCTGACCTTGTCAGATCGCGGCCTCTGAGCCGCTCAGGTGGTGCGGTTATGCCATCAGCAGGCGCCGCCATGAGGCCGGCTGCCACTATGCCCATCCCAGAAGCCACCAGCAGGGTGACATCCGGCGCTACGGCAGAGGATCACGCGCCGTCACC